AAAAGTGTAAATCCAGTGGGGTCGCCACTACCTATTACATCAAACGCAGCGTTAGTTAACAGTCTACTATTTCTGTTTTGTTGTTGAGAAAGAAGTCGTGTAGAAGTTTCAGTTATTATTCTTACTTGTTGAATTGAAGATGCGCCAATAGAATTAAATTCATCTGATACAATAATAGAACTTCCGTCTTCAGTTTGAATACCATCACCAATATCAGTACCATCTCTTGAACTACTTTCTAACTGCATAGGAAAGTTAATTACATCATCTGGGGATTCCAAAACAATTGCACCATTGGTAAACGGAAATGTGCCATCTTCAAGAACAAGATATTCATCATCTGTAGCAGTTGCGTTGGTTACAAAGAGATCAGCACCGTCTTCTGATAAAATAAATTCTTCTTCATCAAGAGTATTATCAAAAATCATTCTGGTATCTAAGTTATCACCCCCAACCCTTAACGAATCTTCAAGCGTAATACCTTCTTCATCTGAAACTTCTAATTCTACTCTTACAACATTATCAAATGAAGTCTTCAACACATTTGTAGTGGAGTCAAATGATAATATTGTTCCTGTATGTCCTGATGAAGTGAGAGTTTCAAGAATTCCAAAAGTTCCTGATACATCTTTGAGAGTAAAGTTTGCATTTATTTTTATTTCTGGATCAGAAGTATATGCAAAGCCTGGATTGGTAATTTCTATTTCGCCCACAGAACCAATATTATCAGTTGTTGCAAAAAGTTTTGTGCCGGTGCCAGAAATGGTTGTAACTGTAACTACTGGAAGTTTTGAATATCCACTACCACCATCAGTAAAAAATATTTTTGATATTCCACCAGCCGAATCTGTCCCCTCTTCAATTGCAAACTGATCTCCACCAACTGTTCCGTAAGTGTCTCTTCCTCTTTGTGTTACAGCATTTTCAAATTTAAGGTTGTGTCCAGCATGAAGCGAATCCCCATCAACTCCATTAAGTAATAAACTTTCTCCAGTTAATCCTGTTGTTGATGTTTCTAATTCTATATCAACTAAAAATTCTTGTTCTGTTGTTGCATCTTCAAAAACTAAAAAGTCCCCATCGTCTGTTGAAAATCTGTCTGTACCATCAATAACTATTGAACCATCAATTATAGAAACAAAGGCAGATGCAGAAGAAGTATTAGAATCTGTAGTAGTAAAAACAAGAACATCACCAACTTCATATTTTGTACCAGCGTCATCAATAACAGCACCGCTAACTTCACCAAAATCAATAGTGCCAATTCTACCTGTTGCTAAACCGTTACCAATATTAGTATCGGTATCAAAAGTAAAAGTTTCTCCAGCAGTATAAAGCGCACCAGAATTGTCAATTATTGTAGAAGATACTATTGAATTAACTGTAAATGTAATTATTGAATCAGTAAGATTAGATGTTACTTCTATCAATTCCCCATTAATAAACGAAGCATTTGGGGATAAAGAATCACGATTAAGTTCAAATTCTACTAATGAAACCGCACCTTCACTTGTTGCTAAAGATGAAACAACTTCAGCTGTTGCGCCAGAAGTTTTACCTTGTATTTGCCGACTAACTGCTTGGTCGCCAATCGCACCAGCAGATGGTGCAACTCGCAGAATTAATTTGTTACTCCAGTTACCACCAGAAGTTCGTAACATATATTTGTTTGGATATGTTATTTCTGGAGTTTCACCAAGTATCATATTGAAGAATATTTTATGTCCTTCTGCTGTACCCTTTGCACGATATAATTGACGAATGTTTTTAACAAGACTTCTTTTTGAAACACCATCTGCGAGAGTAGATGGAATTGCATTCATAAACTCATCTCTAAATAAGTCTAAGAAATCATAAATGGTATTATCAATATCTGCATATGCCAGTAGCTGTTGTATGGTCTGTACAGGGTTTGCACGATACCTTGAAACTACTGCACTCGAAGAAGAAGTTCCACCAGTGATGGTTTCTCCTGTTACAAATTTTTGTTGGGAAGTAATAAAAATTCTTGGGGTGTTAGTATTCCCCAAATCGTCTGCCAGAATTTTTGCAGTTGCTTTTGAAGTTCCACCAGTTATAGTTTCACCTACAATAAACTTTCCTTCTGTTCCTGCCCCTACTTCTAAAGTAATTTTATTTCCATCAACGTCTAAAACATTAGACGCAGTTTCTAATTCTAAAAGAAGATTATCAATATTAACTGTGACTCTAAGTTCAGCAGCTTCTAAATATTCATAATATTGTTTTAGAAAAACAGAAAATATCGGATGGTCTGATTGAATAAACTCAGGCAGTTGGCCATCAATTAACGTACTTATTCTTGTCGTTAGATTTCCAGTAGGGTCTATGTCGCCATCAAAAGGAGCCATTTCTTAATATCCAGACGGCGCACTGTAAGAGGTGCTAGTTGTATAAGTTCCCGAAGCACTTGACTCACCTGCTACAGCAACAGTATCAACTTCCCCACTAACCGTACTATTTGTTAGGTCTATTTCTAATACTTGATTACGAACTGGAGCAATATCTTTTGAGTTTGGAATAACAGTAAGACGAACTTGCGTCGAAGTTGCTCCATCAACATCTGAAACTGAAGTTATAAAAAGTGATTCTATAAATACCGCACCTGTTGTATAATTTATCGTTCCAGCAGTGGTATCAGTATACACTTTTACACCAGCTAAAATATAATAAAGTCTTACAATTCCAGCACCATTATCATCTAAAAAATGCACATTTGCTGTGTCGCCACTAATAAAAAATCCTGTTGATGAAAGTATTCCACCACCTGATGCATTATGTCCAGAGTGAGGATTGTAAAGTGCATTGTTGAAGTAAATATAATATGATGTTGTAGCAGTAGTTGTTGGAGTAAAAAATTTACCCAAAGTCACATTCGTTGTGTTATTTAATATTGCAACATTTGCATCGTCAACAAGTCTTGTAACTTTTGAATGTCTAAACACCCCCTCAAATTTTCCAAGAGTAGTATTGTTAAATGTTGTTATTGCAGAAACTACTTCAGACTGCAATTGACTTATAGCAAAACTTGTTTTATTAGAATCGTATTTGAATGATATATTCAAAATTATAAAGGTTGTCTCTGGATCGACAATAACTGGTGTAATAGATGCAACAGTATATTTTCCAAAATCAGCTACTAGTTGTTTTTTTTCTGATGCGGTTAGATTTAATCCTGTCGTTGAAACAATTGAAATAAATACTTTACCATATTCAGCTGTACTAACAACACCAAGACTAGAATCAAAAGAACCACTTTCTCCACCAAACACTTGCACCGATTGTGCATTCGCATAAAGTTTTTTAGCATACACTTTATAATCTTCAGTAGTTACGCATCTTCCTTGAGATGCATAATCCAATGGAGCGTTATATTTTATAGACGTAATAGTTTCTGGTTCTGAACCACCGCTTGCAACATCTACAACTTGAACAGAGACATCATTGACATTTGCAATTGCAGCTGAATTTTTAAAAATAGATGCACTATTTGCGTCTGTAGTATTACTAACAACATAAGTAAGTATTACAATATTTCCATCAGCCAGTGCAGTACCAATAACTCCATCACCAAAATATACTTCAAACTTTCCATTCTCTACTTCCTGTAGAAAATAAACATTGCTTGAAGCTGTAACTTGTGTTATGTCTGTTGCTTGTGTATAGGTATTTGTTGTACTATCTGAACTTGAATTTTGAACTTGAACCTTTAGTGTAGAAGTATCTGCTCGTCTATTGGGAACAAGATATCTTTGGTCTGCATCTGTTGAGTCTACAGTGTATCTAGTTGTTACAAAAGTTCCCTCATAAAGATTAACTAAAAGGAAGGGAATTCCAGAGCCAGTATTAGATGCTGTTACTGCATCAGATGTAACAAACTGATAATCTGTCCCCCCGACAGTAGATTTAAATACTGCCCCAGCAGGTAAAGTTGCACTAGTTATAGAAACTGTATTTAGTGTAATGTTGACTGTTGCAACTGCAGCTCTAGCAGAGTTAGGAATATACCCTAAAGTTTTTGCATGTGAAACCACACTTGACCTAAGAGATGCACTGTCTAGAAACATCTCGTTTGCCAACATGTTTGCATTGAACCCCAAATAGTGAGTATTGTATGCAAGAACATCTAATAGTGCGTTCATTCCAGAACCTTCGAAATCATAATCCGTAAATTCTGTTTGCCCAGATAAAAAAACTTTAAGGTTATCTTTAACCTCATCAAAGTCAAACTCTGTTACATTTAATCTTTTTGTGTTTATTGCCATTATCGCAATCTCTCTAATAATACGGTTAGGTCTACTAACTCAGTGGGAGCATTTAAAACATAAAATTCTATAGTCAACTCATATGCATTGCGATCTAAATCTGGTGTTGCTTTAACACCAACTAATTGTGCTCTTGGTTCATATTCAGTAATAACATCTTCTACTTTTCTAGTCAAAAGATGTGCAGAAATAGGAGTCATCAATTCAAATAAAATTTCCCTTACACCACAACCAATTTCGGGATGAAAGGGTTTTTCATAATGATTGGTCAATACTAGATTTCGAATGGAACGCTTTACAGCTGTAATGTCTGTTACTTTATCAATATCAGATTTTGCACCACTTACTGTTACTGCACCATCACTATCTTTTGAAGACAACCTCTTTTTCGTAAAAAATAAATCCAAGTCTTTATATTGACGGACATTACGTTCAATATCGTTAAGAGCTTGGGCGTCTTTAAATGATGTTGGTGTGGGCATATTTTACTCCTCTATCTATTTATAACATTAGCCTCAACAGTATTTACCAATCATCATCATTCATACTACTATTTGTTTTATCGTAAGTACCACCAAATCCATCTAGTTCATCTGTATCACCGTAAGAATCAAATTCAGCATCAGTTGCTAACTCCTCGGCAGTAGGTTCAGCAGCAGTTTGGTATGAGTATTGCATAGTTCCATCCATAACAACACCATCTATAACTTGTGGCTTTTCAGTTTCTAGGCCCGGCGTTGGACTTGAAACTTCTTTCGGATTTCCTTTATCTTTAACTTCTTCTGCATTTCCATTAAATGATGGGTCGTAGTTGTCGTTATATTTATAACCTACTTTGTAAATATCTTCTGGTTTCTTCCCTGTAGTTTTACTAACCCTACGAAAAGCAGCTGAATAAAAAAATCTGCGATACCAAATACCATCTGCAAAAGTTCCATCTGGTAATGGGCCATCGCCATTCTTGTCTGCCCAACCTATTAAAATTCTACCGTTTTCATCTATAGAAAATCTATCTTTTATACCTGATTTATACCGACCTTGCGAAGAAGCTGGATAAATACTTTTGCGACTCTGAGACATCTTTTTACCCTTTCTGCTAAATCTCTGTTCATCTGGATATCCGTAAACATTTACTACCTCAACAGGTTTATTTGCTAATGTGATAACATCAATTTCAACTGTTCCACTATTACCATTAGCATCCGTCCATGTTCTAGTTTCTGTTTTTATTGTGCTTGGACTTTCTTCTGTTACAGTTGCAGAAACTCGTTCGCTTGAAAAAGTGGGCCTTCTAGAAAATCCATGTGGGGATACATTTGACCTTAAAATTGAATTTTCTGCTGTTGTTTGAGTTGATTTAATAGTTAAAGTACTTTCTATTTTTTCTATACTTGAACTTTCTGACTTCTCTTCCGAAACTTTTGTGATAGTAATTTTTTTTGCTTTGGTTGTAACTGCAAATGCACCAGCAGTTGCTGTTGGAAGAACTTTTGGCAACTCTCTTTCAAACTCTTTTAACTCTGCAGCACGCTCCACCAATGCTTTTTCAAATTCTTCATTTGACTCTACTAATGATATTTCTTCTTTTACGGTATCAATCTCTGCTTGTAAAACTGCAGCTGCTTTTTCAAATGCAACTCCCCCTGCTGCAGGCAATTCAAAGTTTGGAACAACATCTTGAATTCTTGTCGCAACTCCTGTTGCAGCTGCAAGAGCAGTAGTTGCAGCACCCTCAGCCGACACAGCAGAAATTGCATTACTAGCAGAACTAGTTAAATCGTTAACCAGTGCTGTTGGGTTTGGAATATTACTACGATCTAATTTAAGAGATGCGTTAACTGCGGTATCTAAAGAAGTGGTTGCTGTTGCTTTTGCAGCAGATAGTGCTGTTGTTGCCGCGGCAAGTCCTGTAGTCGCAGTTAGTGCAGCAGTTTGAGCAGCTGCTGCATTAGTAGTTAAGGTATCTAAATCAAACCCACTAGCAGTAAGCCCATCACCAAACTTTGATTTCAAATCTGCTTGTTTGGCTGCAAACTCTAATTGTCCAGCAACAGTACCTTGACTGATAGCAAGAAGTGAAGACATTTCTGATTGTAAATTTACATTTGGTAATGCTGGAATCTCAGGAACTAAAGCTTTAAGTTTTGATGTTAAGTCTTCTACAATAGAAGTGTTTAATGTAGCTGCAATAGCAGATGCATCTAATTCAAGTCCTGCTAAAGCGTCACTTTTTATATCATTAAATTTGCTGAGAACTGAATTAAACTCTGCACTTGCTCCTGCTAAATTTGGTGTTTTAAAATCCGCCATACTTAATCTCCAACATTTACATCTGATGAACCAGATGCAGCATGCCCACATGAGGCTGAATCTCCAGCATTACAAACTGCAACACCTCCGATAAAAACATTATTAGAACCAGCAACCATAGTTGGTGCATCGTGGGGTGAACCACCATGACCTGTTACAGAATCACCATGTACAATAACTTCTTCACTATTTGCAAATACAGTGGTTTGCGATTTAATTAAAGCAGCTCCTGCTGAATCTGTTGTGTCTCTACATACGCCTGGCATGTGTACTCCTAGTTTAAATTAATTTTTGCAGAGTCTACATCGACTTCTGTTGTTGCATCCATATCAATAGTTGTTTCTGATTTAATATGCATAAGTGCAGCGGACTTCATATTTAATTTTCCACCAGACTTATAAGACATAATTCCAGAAATGGTAGTTGCTGATAAATGGTCTGATGCTATTAAGTCTATACTTTTAAGAGATGTTATTGCGTAGTCATCAACAATGTTAAGAGTGCTTGTTCCATTCACAACTCTAGTTTCATTTTTATCAATAACAATATCCACATCTTCTTTGACTCTGCCTTTGACATTATTCATTACTTGAAAAGCATAGTTGCCGTTAATTTCTTCTTCACGATTACCACCAGCTGTTCCAGCTCCAACTTTAACTCTATGGTTCTTATGTATCTTCTGTGTGTAATTACCTTCTACTTCAAGATGGTAGTCTCCCTTTATAAGTTCTCGTACAGTTCCAAGTGTTGTGATGTTAGCATCACCCTGTATAATAACTTGAGACTTCCCAGCAATAATTTCATAATTGTCTCCGACAATTTTTATAACCTTTGAGCCATCTGGATGTATTTCTTCAAACGTACCTGATGAATGTTGTTCAAACATTCTTTCTGAGCCCGGCGAATCATCTATTTCTTTTATGTGTCCAGCTTCACTTTCAAAAACATGGTTGTATGGATAAGCAGCAGAGATGTATGGGTTCTCATCTTTTTGAACTGACTTGGGTTGTGGTTCATC